CAAATCAACCATAGCTCTTATAACTGGGATCAATTCAGAACCAACATACATGATACGTCCACCATTAACGGTTTTAGTATCAATCATACGAGAACCACTAATAACTTTCGTTTGCTTAGGAGTCTTATTATCGTCCAAAGCAATAGAAAGATTCATGAGATCCGTATAAGTAACGATTTCATCAACAGCTAATTTTAATGCTGTTCTAGCAGCGCCTGCTGCAGCTGTTGAACCCGCAAGAGCGGGAGCTGCTGCTGAAGCAGTACCAGAACAGAAATAAGAAGTACCATTAGCAGTTGCATTAGTAATAAGATCTGCCTGAAGCTCTGCTTCAGTCAACTCATTTGCGCCTACAAGAGCTTCCTCAGTAATATGTGATAGCAATTCAGAGTCTGAATCGAAATCCATTGATTCCTGAGTGTACTCAGTGAAAAAACCACGTTTGAGTAATTCACCTTCAATCTGTGTACGGGTGAAACCAACGCGATTTACTCGACCACCATTTTCACGGAGAGTCGGGATTTTAGATTTAATTGTACCGGTATCTTTAGAAGATCCATACAAGTTCTGGTCATTCAATCCAATTTCACCAAGAGCACCAGCTGCTATAACAGCTGCAGCTCTATCAGCAGCATCATCGTCTTGAAGAACACCAGCAGCATTCCAAGCAGAATATGTACCTACAGTTAGTGCTGTACCTGCAGCATCCAATCCTTGATCACCGGTATTTAACACATCAAGCAATGGAACATAAACATCTTGCTTGATTTTTTTACCCATATGTTTCGGCATTGCACGTACATCAGCCAAAGGCATGAAGTACATTTTATCCCGAACACTAATAAGGGCTTTCTTAAAATAATAATCAGTACGGGCTTGTGCTCCTATATCAGAAGGAGTTCCCCCGGCCGGATCATTATATGCATTTTCATTAGCCATTTTATTGTCCTGGTTAGATAGTAATTAAATTACCGGACAGCATACTTCTTCATAAAATCTTCATCTGATAAACCTAAAAAGTCATCGTCAGTCGAAGCTTTTTTTGTAACAGTTTGCTTGACCGGCGCTGCTGCTTTTCGTTTTTTATCACGATCAGCCTCAGCTTTTTCGTCAGTTTTACTTGATACTTTAGAAGGTTCAATAGATTGAGGTTGTGAATGTTTAAACAAACCATTTTTATGCATATCTTCAGCTATTAATCTATATGCTTCTACATCTGGAGTTCCTGCTAGTTTACCTAAAGTTTTTTCTTGTTGTAATCTAGCGTTAACTTGATCAAAAACTCCATTAGCCATATGATCATTTATAACTGTAATAATTTCAGGATAGTCAGAAATAGTACTTCTACTTTCTACATCCCATTCTTTACTTAACACATCAATAGTTCTATTAAATGTTTCACTACCTTTAATTTCATCCAATATCCTATCCAAATTATATTCTTTATCTGTAATAGAATAATTATTTGGTTGATAATCTACTGGCGCTTCTTTGTCAATCTCTAAGGGATCTACGGTACTTTCTTTAATAAGCTTAGTGATAGCTTGTGGATCTTTTTTAGATAGATCAATTAAATTATTTAACTTTGCTTCATCTAAAAGTTCATTATTTTCTAACATTTTAATGAGCTTTAAATTTGGCTTTAATTGAGCCATCTTCTTCTGATAATTAGCGCCCATTTGCATTAAACGCACAATATCATTAGGATCTTCCACTTGCATATCTACACCATTGGCTTTGAAAGGCGCAGAAATCTTTTTAAAAGCACTTTCGTAATTAAACTCTGTAGTTTCTGGAGTATCCTCCTTCGTTTCAGTCGAGTCTTTCTTACTAGTATCAAGAGATTCTGTCGTATCACTATCAGCGAAAGGTTCACGCTCCGTCTGGGTATCCCCTTTAGGTTGGCTTACTTCTTTCTCTTCAGGTGCAACTTCAGTTTGCTCCTGTGCTTCACTACTTTCTTCTGTACTATCATCAGTTTGATCTGATGTATTAGTCTCTTCTTCAACTACTGTATCTTTAGATTCTTCAGTAATTTCTGGGTCAACTTCATCTAAAAATTCAGCAGGATTTTTATCTAAAAATTCTTTATCGGATAAACCTAAAGCAGTATCAGTCATTTAGATATCCCTTCAGCTAAAATTTCTTCACGAGTTTGTTCATGTTCTCCAATAGCTGTATCCATTTCAGAACCACGCCGCATAACAGATTCAAGAAAATTAGCTAATGCCCCGATACCATATTGCATATTATCAATTAATTGCAGTTGTTCAGCGTTAAGATTAGAACTTTTAGCCATAACTAATCTAGCAGCTTCTTCTTTAAAGTACCCTTCTTCAATAACATCCTTATAGTACTTACTATCCATTAATTTAACACAATTATCTCTTAATGCTCTTAATCTTCTTGCTGTATCAATTTGGATATCAACTTGCTCTAATTCTGTTGTCATTGTATTCCTTATGATTGGTTAATAAACAACTCCTTACTATTTATTTAACGTATCAAAGGCTACTTTGTCAAGGTTAGATAACCTATCTTGTTCTTTTCTTTCTAAATTAGTGTGTCTATCGTGTTCTTTATTTTCCAGATTTTGAGAGTGCTTCCTATTTTCTAGATCCATATCTCTCATATCTCTTGCTCCAGATTCTTTATCAACAAAGTCTAAATCTTTATTATCAGAATCACTATGCATTTGTCGTGCTTTAGCCTGTTCTGTTGCAGTCTTAGCAGTTTTAAGCTGAACATCAACAGCATTTTCTTGACCCTTAGCAGTCTCATTTTCTACTTGAGCTTGTAATAATGCCATTTCAAGTTGCATTTTTTGTTGAGCCATTGGATCTGGTTGAGGTTGGTACTCAGATATACGTTTAGCTAAATCCGGCATTTTACGTAATTTAGCTATATCAGCTAGTATCATTTGACTCATTTCAGGAGGCATTGTATTACCCATAGTTTGTAACATAAATGCTAATTCGCTACCTTTTTGTTCATCAGCTTCAGCAGTAGAAATATTAAGCTTGATATCATATTTCCCCCCTAAATCATTTCGGTTAATGGCAACAAATTCTTCATTGGTAATACGAATAATTTCTTCATCTTCTAAAAATTCTGCATTCATTGAAATAACTTTACGCCCAATTTGATTCAATCCATTTGAAAGTCTACGTAGAATCCCTAATTCCCGTTTAGATGTAGCATCTAATGCTGATCTAATACCAGTAGCAGTAACTCCTAAAGCTTGTCCCGAGATACCTTGAGTAAATGCTTTAACGCCTGTTAATGCTTCAGCATCATTGTTCTGCATATTAAGCACTTCTAATGCAGATCTAGGAATTTCTGGGTACACTTCCATATGAAATGCTTGTCTCGGATCTACATTAGCATTAAATTTATAATCTTCACCTCGTTCAAATTTACGAGCATTAGTTACATCAAGGGCATCTTTTCTAATACCTTGTTGCCCACTAGCGCTGCGCCCAATAATATCAATAATGCCGCGAGTAACAGCACCCACGATTTTTTGATTATCTTCAATAAGAGCTGCATCTGGTTCTCCATAAATATTTTTACGTCTAGGTAAATACTGAACTAATACAAAAGGAAGTTTTTTATCTGGATAAGGATTTTCTTCCATTCTAATAAAAGTATCGCCTACCCAAGTAGCTACGAAAGGTTTAACCTCTTCAGTATCATCAATATCCCAATACCCCCAGTATTCACGAGCGATAACTTTCTTACGAGCTTTATCTTTAAATGTAAAAGAACTATCATCTGAACTAACTGAATGATCAGGTTCAGCTAGTACAGACGCACTTTCAAAGTTAATATTATCAAGATTTTTATATCTTCCGTCTTTTTTAAGTTCAGATAGTGATGTTTCGAAGCTATAAACAGCAAAACTAGCTTTATCAATATCGCCTTCACAAGTAGGATCTAAAACTAAATTGTTATAATCACATACATCTAATACAGGTTGGTTTTTAACAGTAATAGTTTTTGTTGTTGCCTTTTCACCAGTTTTAACTTCTTGTTGTATAGGTTGTCCATCCGGTCCTGCAACTACTTGTACTTCCATTATATCTTTATAAACTTTACGTTTAG